CCGACATCCAAAACACAATACCATTAGAATAACTAAGTGCATTTTGTCCAATCAATCCACAGTTAGTACCCACTTGTCTAACACTAAATGTAAATGGTGGTCCAACATATTGAATGACATATGCAGAACTATCTGTTAATACTAATGTGTAGTCTTTACCAGATACTGCTCCTATAATTTCATTTCCTTTATCTAATCTAAATGTTCCTGCGGTATTAGTTGCTGTTGGAGTATAAGTATTAAAATCTTCTTGATTAGAAAATCTAATAAACATTGGATCTTGTGTAGTACTATCACCTATTGTTGTTTCTGTTCCAAAATGAAATACATGTCTATCTCTATCAGATACTTGAGTTAATCTTGTTTTAGTAGGAGCACCAGACATAATGGTTGCTCTGTTTGCTCTAGGAGTTGCTGCGCCTGCGTTCCATGTAAATGTTTTACCATTATGAATAGTTGCAACAAGTATTTGACCAAAGTTATCTAGACTCCAGAGTCCTGGATCCAGAACCACGTCACTGGTTGCACTTGCAGTTCCCCATGTACCTGAACTCCATGTGTCTGTACCCCAACCTAAACCTGCGGTTTGAAACGTTGGACCTATTACTTCATACGGATCTATTTGTGCTGAACCGGTGCCGGATGTAGTTCCAGCTGAGTTAGATGGCATAATAATTTCAAAACTATTTGCAGTTTTATTTCTTATTTCAAAAGTATTTTCTGTAAAATCAGTTGTTGCATAACCTGAACCTGTTGGAACCGTAACAGATGAAAATGTTACATATCTTCCATCTAATAATCCATGTGCTGTTTTATTTACGGTAACCGTTGGAGATCCGGATGTTGCATCAAAGGTAGCTCCAGTTATAACATCATCATCTAAAGGACTTATATCAAAAAACTCACCTGCATAATATAAAAACAAACCTTGTGAAGTTCCTATTGCTACATATTTTTCACCATTTATAGCTGCAAAAGCATGTTGTGCTCTTGCTACACCAGGCAATGTATTATTAGAGTTAGTAAGTTGAGACCAACCACCTATTTTTTCAGGTAGTCCATATCTAAATCTAACAAAATCGCCATCAACCCATTGAGACTCGGCTCCTGAATCTGTGACCATTTTGTTAAAACCAGGTTTAAAATTAAGTTTTTGTAACATAGTTATCCAAATATTATAAAGGAGACAGCGGGTGGTATGTGGTGGTGTCCACTGCCTCCATTATAATATACTACCTTTTAAACCAAGATGGAAGACCTAAATGCGGTCTTTTATCAAACATATTTTCTTTGGATCCAGGAGTCTTTTTATTGTTATAATGTAAAAAAACTTGAACACATTCTTTGCCTTTAAATTTATTTCGCCAATGTTCTAATTCACAACCAGAATAAACCAGCATGTCTCCTGGTTTTAAATCTACTTTTATACCTTTTGTGTTTTCTGAAACATAACCAACACCTTCTTTAATACCACCTTTTTTAGGATCTGGTTCTAAATATATTGGCCAAGGATCACCACCTAGATTCATAGTGGTTGATATCTCACAACTAAATCTATCTTTGTGTCTTTTTAAAATATCACCTTTTTTATATACTCTTGCATAAGTGTACGAAGGATATAATTTTAAACCTGTTATTTTTTCCATTTGTGGTTGACACTTTAACATAAGTGTTTCCATTGCAATATCTGCGTAATGAGAATAAGTATTAGGCACTTGTGGATCATCATATGCTCCAAGTATATTTTCAAAGGGTGAAAAATATCTTGCTTCTTTACATGTGTCGTGAACCTTTTTCTGCAGCAAAAAATAATCTGCTATAAAAGATGCTAGATCTTTTGATATCGCTTCTTTAATTACTGTGTACTTATATTTTTTAAAATCCATAATTAAAAATAATTAATATTTAATACCACTCTTTTTTTCGAATCTGTAGTATTAGTTCCTTTATGTAACATTTCCGAATTAAAAATAACTATTTTGTTTTCTTCAGATAATATTTTTTGTTTATTACTTTCAAATAAAGTATATCCATTGTTTGAATTAACATAATAAACTGCAGTAAAGCAATTATAATTTTTAAAATCTTTATGAAAATATCCCTCTGATAATTTTTCAGAATAAGGGTTGAGATTTGCTTTTACTTTTATTAAAGATTTAATTTTAAGTTTATCTAATAAAGAAGATAACACATTAAAATAATCTGAATTAATTTTTGGATTTTCATAAAACAAATGAGTTAATTGATATTGAGTTAAATCATTTCTCCAATCACCTATTGATTCTCTAGCTTCTTGAAAATACCAAGGAAAATGATCATTTAATATTAATTGGTTGATTTTTTTAAAATCTTCTGTAGGTAAAAAATTTTTAATTACTTTAAACATCTTTTGCCATCTCATTAGGCACAGCTTGTATATTCCAATGTATAAATCTAAATGGTTCTATACCATGGTCTATTACGTACTCGTGTTCTAAATAACCTGGAAAAATAATTAATGTTCCAGGTTTAGGTTTAAAATGAACAAGTTCGGAACCATGAAAAATTTTTTCACTTGGCTTCATTTTAAGTTTTGTAGCACGTGCTCCTGTTCTAGGTTCATGAAACACAGGATAAGATGTTTTATCACTACATTTTAAAAAGTAAAATCCAGATACATGTTGATTCCAATGTATATGTGCATTGTGATGACCTCCACCTTTTTTTGAAAATTCTTGTACCCACAATTCAGAAAACATAGTTTTGTAATATCTCATATCAAAACCTTGCCAATCTAAAAATTCCCAAGATTTTTGTCCAATGTATTTTTTAAAATCTAAAAAATTATTATCATTTACTAATGGTGTTGAATGATAACTTCTTCCAAAGTCACCCCATTTTTTAATATATTCTTTTTCTCTTTTTTTAGCTTCTTTAATATAATTATTAGATGCTTTATTTAAAGATTTTATAAATTCAGGTTTATGCTCAGTCCATATTGGTGTGCTAAAATAATTATTTATGTACATCTTTTTCCTTTATTTTTGTTAATTTAATATTTATAATTATTGTTATTCTTTTTTTAGATTTAGATTTTTGAGGATCTATAGAATGTTTTAAGAAAGAAGGATACAAATAAAAGTCATCTTCTTCTGCGTCTTCTAACCATGTTTCACGCAGCCATGAGTTTGTAGAATTATTTAAGGAAAAAATATCAAGTAATTCTGGAGCAAGTTCACCTATGTGATCTATAAATGGTAAAGTATTATAATATCTAGTGCCAGTGTGATTTTTTTTATCAAACTGTAAGTAATGCACAGCTGTAAAATGACATTTTGAGTGAATATGTGGTCTCATAAAATTATCTTTGTCTAAACAAGTATAGTTTACTATTTCGAATTTAAAAGAGTAATCACAAATAAAATTTAATTCATTTAATGTTTTTCTTAAAGCATCTTCATAAACTGGAATTATTTTATTAAAATTTATTTTTTTATATTTTGTATTTTTCCAATCATTATTTACGTGATGAAGTACACTTAAATTATCCCAGTTGTTTCTTTTATTATTAATTCTATAATTTTTATTTATTGTATTAATTATATTTTTTTTATCATATAGAGTTTTATTTATTTTAGTTTTTATAATTGGAAATCCAAAAAGATGTTTAGTTGCTATTTTCATTATTTAAATGGCTTTCCTAAATGCCAAACAACAAGACTGTATCTTGTTCCTGATATTACTGGTTTTACTCTATGCCATAAAAAAGAAGGAAAAATAACTATAGAACCTTTTGGAAGTATTTGATTTACTTTTAATAAATGTTTCGATTCATCTCTCATAGGAGGTTCATAATCTCTACAATCAAATTCTAATTCACCACCTCTATATTCTGAACTGTCACTTAATTGACAAGTCATAGATAGTTTTCTTATTTTTCCATGATCAGGAGTACCAGGTTTATTGTAAGGCTTATCCCAACTATCGCAATGCCAATCATAATATTGATTAATTTTATATTTTGTAAACTGGCAAGACTCACTTCTATCCCATTCAAAATTCCATCCTGCATTTTTATTAGCCATACTAACATAAGGATGAAGTTCCTTATAAATCCAAGTATCATTTAACCAAACTAAATCAGAATTTCTTTTTCTTTTTAAATCTAAAATTTCTTTTTTAGATAAATTTTTTTTACCATAATCCCCTGTTCTTGCCATAACTTCTTTTTGTTCATTTGCATATGCTATTACATCATCACAAAATCTTGGTGTTAGAGCAGATTTAAAATACCAATAATAGTTAGAAAGATTCATATGTTGTTGTTAAAACAAAATTTAATTTTTCTTTTTGGTTATTTTTTATTATGTACATATTAGTTGATGGAAACATTATAAATTTATTATTTTCTAAAGGAATATTCCAAGTATTTCCTTTACGTCTATTATCATCATAATAAATTGTTACAATACAATCTTTAGCTTCTACTCCATATAACAAGGTAAAATCTGATGAGTTACTTAGATTCATAGGATCTGTATTTATCAAAGGTTTTGATATTTCATTAGGTTTGTAAAAATTTCCCCAATTTTTTTTGTTTTCAATCTTTAAATCATAATTTACATGCATATGTTCAATAACATATGTATTCATCATGTCCCAAGATTTAGAAAAAGGTAATTTTTTGTTAATTAAATTTGATTGTAAAATATCGCTGTTAATTTTTTTACGATTAATTTCAAAGCCTTTTGGCATTGAAACATCTCCGTAATATAGAGCTATTTCAGATAATATCTTTTTTTGCATACCACCACTTGATATATATTAAGATAAAGTATTTGTCAAATTCCAACCGTTTGAATTGTCTGTTTGATAAGCATCCTCATCCCAAATATATGTCCATCTATGCGTTTCAGCATCATTTTGTGAAATTTGTTCTGTCGTTAATTCAGGACATTCTGTAGGTGCTTTCCAAGACGCACTTTCTATATGTTTTACCCATGATGCAAAAGGTTTTTTTGGCCAAAATATTTGATTATCTTCGTCCCAAATAGAACCAATTCCTGCATAATTTCCTCTAAAAGGAGTTCCTCCTTTTATATGTTGATTAGCATGAGTGTTGTATGAAGTTTGAATCCACATTTGTGCAGGCCAATTATTGTGTTGTTCTAAATATTCTTGACCAACTAATTCATCTTCTACACCATCAGCATTTAACATATCTTTATTATCTAAAGTTAATACTGATATAACTTTTCCGTTAGCTCCTAATTTTGCGAAATGTGCCATAATATTTTCCTAATTTTGATATTTATACCTTACAATTACAACTCCACTACCACCATTTCCTCCGCCACCATAAATTCTAGTAGGTCCAGGATTAGAAGTGTTTGGTTTACCTCCACCTCCACCACCACCAGTGTTATCTGTACCATTTAAACCTTCTGATTCGCAAATAGGATTTGGTCTTGTTCCAAAACCACCTCTGCCACCACCACCAGCTCCTCCTGCAACATCAGTTGAATTACCACCATCTCTATTCGAACCACCACCTCCACCAGCTCTTGCTGTAGGTGTTCCATTAATTGAACTTGTTGCACCAGCACCTCCTGCGTGACCTGTTGAACCACTTTCTCCAACAACAGTTGCTCCACCGCCACCTCCACCTGAATCACTTGGTGCAGGACTTATTCCTGGAGTTGAAGCTCCACCATTATTACCTTGAGGTGGACTTACTGCAGGTGTATTTCCACTGCCACCTGAGCCAGCATTATGTCCTCCGCCGCCTCCTGAACCGCCATTAGCTCCTGGAAAAGTCGTAGGGCCTCCGCCTCCACCACCTCCACCACCAGTAGCTGTTTTTGCAAAACCTGAAGAATTAGATCCACTACTTCCTCTAGTACCATTACAACCAGGTCCAGTAAATGGATTAGTTCCTGGGCCTCCTCCGCCAACTACGACTGGATAACCTTGAACTGTAGCAGTTATTCCACTTCCTGCATCTAAAGGACTTGCTGTATATGGTGCTTGTGGAGATTTACCTTCTCTAAATCCTCCTGCTCCGCCACCACCTCCAGCACAACCTGTTCCTCCTGCTCCACCACCAGCAACTACAATATAAGAAAACTCATTTGAACCACATGCATTTCCAGCACAAGAAACACAAAAAGTTCCTGGGCCTGTAAATGTATGAACTTTAAAATCACCACAACAAGATATTGTTCCGCCTGTTGCAGTTATATATACTTTATTTGGAGCTAAATCACTTGTAGATGATGTAGTGATTGCTTTCCATCCTTCAGTAGCATCTACATAAATTAAAACTGCTGCAGCATCAGCTGTTTCTATAAGTAAATCTGAACCATCTCCATTTATATTAGAACCATTTCTTGCAATTGTAATAGCATTTGTACCTGAAGTTCCTGCATAATCTTGAATACCAACTATATCTCCAGCTGAAGGCGAGGCAGGTAGAGTTGCTGTAATTGCGGCTGAAGTTGTATCTACAAAATATCCATTACCCGATACTCCTGTAAAGTTACCTGTTTTTTTAGTTGTGTCCCAAGTAACAGCTCCTATGTTATTAAAAACTCCTTGGTCTAACATTGTAGTTCCGCACGATACTACTCCCATTATAAATCTCCTTTTATCTTAGATAAATTAATTTTAAATTTTTCTCCAGATATATTATTTATCATAAATATATCACTTTCACCTTCTTGTAAAGTCCAATTTCCTTTGGTTCCATCTACAACATTTCCTTGTTTTTTAGCTTGGTTAGATAAATGTAAATCCCCTGTATAGATATTTTGCCAAACAGCAACTGTAGTACCTAAATCATAGGTATCATTTGCCCCAGGAATAATATGTCCTGTAGCAGTAATAGCACCAGAAGATATATCACCTAAATCAGCTGTAATATCTACAACATTAGTTCCATCCGAGTATAAAATTTTATATCCTTTATCTGTAGCTGACCATGTAGCTCCTGTCCCACTAGTTGTTTTAAAAGTTACTGTAAAAGCACCAGATGTTGCATTTTCAACTAAATAAGTTTTTTCTATTGAATCTGGAATAACTACATTTACATTAGTAGTAATGGTTCCAGTTAATCTTAAAACTTGATTTT